GTCAGCGCTCGCGCGCCTGCTCCGCCCGCCGCGTCCGCTCGTTGAGATACGCGATCCAGTGCACGAACTCGTGGTGGCTCATCCGCCGGCCCAACTCGGCGACCGTCATGTGCAGCTCGTGCGCGACGGCGAACGTGGCATACTTGTCCTCGTCAAGCACGAAAGGAGCGGGCGGCGGCGTCCATCTGCTCCGGCAGCATGCCCGACAGCACCATGATTTCCCGGATGACGCTATCCACCGCGCCGAACGACTTTTTCAGCAGGGCCTCGGCGTGCGCCTCGGCAAGCTGCGGCTCCACGACGCCGGTGAGGAACAGCAGCATCTCCAGCCGCTTCGGGTCGATCTCGCCGCGCACGGTCGCCCGCTCGCGGATGCGGAGCACCTGGCCCTTGGTCAGCCCGCGGATGCGGACCTGCCCCCGGCCGAACGGCACGACGCGCTCGGGAAATGCTTCCTCGGCAAGAATGTCCGCCAGCGTGGAGACGGCCAGCGGCGCCCCGGATACCGGCGCGAAGACCGGCGCGTCGTCATCGCCAAACAGCGCCGCCTCATTGCGCTCACTGACCATGCCTGACCCCTCCTGCTGCTGATGGACCCGTGCGTCCCGCTGACTCACGGGTAGGTGTCGAACGTGACCGCACCCGTGCATTCGAGTGTGGCCGAGAACTCGATCAGGCCCGTCACCGTCTGCTTCTCCGAGTAGTCGGAGCAGATGACGGAGCCGGTGCGGCGCAGGTTGCCGGTCGTGCTGCCCATCGGCCCGTAGACGAAGGTGCGCGGCGCGGCGCCAAGGATGCCGGAGAGCACCACCGCCGGGCCGGACGTGGCCGTTGGATCCCAGAAGCCGCCGATTTTGAATGCGCCGTCCCGCAGCAGCGCCACCTTGCTGCGCGCCGTCGCGCCGAAGGTGGTCGTGTCGCCCAGGTCGACTTTGATGTCCAGCGACGTGTCCTTCAGGTACGCCGACAGGTCGCGCACCGTGCCGCCACTGTCCTGGACGGTGAATTGCCCTTGAGCGCCTTTTTGAAAGGCCATGCGTCACCCCCATGCGAGGAAGGTCGCCGGCTTACCGGCGGGCGAACCCGACGGCGTACGTGAACGAGGGCACCGTGCCCGTGATGGTGGAGGCCGCGCGCAGGTAGCGGTTGACCGTCGTCCCGGCCGCGACCACGCTGCGTTGCGCCCCCACGGCCGTCGCCGCCGTGAACGTCACCAGGTCGGCGAAGGTGCTGTTATCCGCTGAGTGCTGCACCTTGATCGTGGCCGATGGCGTCGTTCCCGAGACCGCCGCGACGTGCAGGTGCGCCACCCCGCCGCCCGTCGTGGCCGCGCCGTTGTCCACCGAGGTGCTGTTCGTGCTCGTGGTCTCAGCCGCGGCGTGCGTGTGCAGTGACACCCCGTAGTCGATGCCGCCGTCCGCCTCGATCGACGCGCTGTGCTCGATCAGGCCGGTGACGACCTGCTTCTCGCTGTAATCGCTCTCCCGCGCCGACAGGACGCGGATGAGATTGCCGATCGCCCAGCCGATGGGTGCGTACGAGCACACACTCGCCGCACTTGCCGCAAGCGCCGCTGACAACACGGCCACCGACGAGCCGGCGGTCGGATCCCAGAAGCCGCTCAGCTTGACCGTCCCGTCCCGCAGCAGCGCCACCTTGCTGCGCGCCGTCGCGCCGAAGGTGGTCGTGTCGCCCAGGTCGACTTTCACGTCGAGGCTCATGTCCTTGAAATAGGCGGACAGGTCGTATTGGTCAACGAGGATGGAGGCTTGCCGGCCGGCCTGGAACGCCATCAGTCACCCCGCTCTCACACGGTCCGCCGCGGCACGCCGGTGCGCCTTACGCGCCTTCCGGCCGCTCCTTGGCGTCGTGCTCCTCATCGGCCGCCGGTCCCGTCGCCCTGGCGTCGTGGTCCGCTGCAGCAGCAGCCGGCCGCGCGGCCCTGGCGCCGCGCTCCTTCGCCCTGGCCGGAGCCGTCACCTGCTCACCCGGCGCCGGGGTGATCAGATCGCCGTCCGTCAGCCAGCCGATCGACGCCGGGTCGAGGTCGTCGACCACATCGCCCGCCTCGCGCCGCACGTCCTCGGCCGCCGCGTCGCCGTGCGGCGTGTAGTTCAGTCCCGTGTGCAGTCGATAGGTATCACTCATGCGTACACCTCCACCAGCCATTCACTGCCCAGATATTGGGCATTGCCGATCGTGTAGACGCCGTAGCCGTTCGCGCGCGTGACCGTGCAGGCCTGCGCCACGCCGCCGAGCACACCGGCAGCGCGCGGCGGCTCCTCCAGCGCCGTCTTGACGCTCGTGGACCCCGTCCCGGACAGGTAGCCGTCGAGCGCGTCTTGGGCCGCCCGGTCCACCAGCCGCGAGACGTAGACGCGGATCGGGAACTCGTAGCGGTCGGCGCCGCGGGCGAACACCTGGTCATACGCGACCAACGTCGGCGGCAGCACGATCGCGCACGGCACGACCATCTGGTCGGGCGCAGTGTCATAGACACGCAGCCCGGCGATGGTCTCCAGGCGCGCCTTCAGGCCGTCCCGGATCGCGCTGATGCTCGCCACGCCGCCTCCTCGATGGCCATCGTCACATCCCCCACCGCGCTTCGATGTCGGCCGCCGCCTGGTCGAGCAGGCTGCCGACCCGTGCTTCCGCGGCGTCAAACCCCTTGCGCAGGAACGGCTGCGGCTTCGTGCCGTGCAGCGCGATGCCACGGGCGACGGCGAACGGGTCGGCGCCGTGCCGCGCCGCCCAGGGCAGGATCGCCTGCACCGGCGGCATGTGCGGGCGCGTGCCCTCGTGGACCGCAGCCGCGTACGGCGCATCGGCGCGCACCTCACCCCACGAGGGGATGCCGGCGCCGTCCGTCTCGCTGCGCAGACTCGTGCGCAGAAACCCCGTGTCCACCGGCGCGCGCGTCTTCGCCTCCGCTTCGACCACACCGGTGGCGCTGACCAGGAACTGGCGCAGTGGCGCGGCGAGCAGGTGGTTGGCGGTTGCCTTCGCGACCAACTCGTCCAGGCCGGCGAGTTCGACACGGATCTCGGTCATCGCTCCCCACCCTCGGCCCCGCTACACCATCACCCACGCGCGCTGGTACCGCTCCAGCCAGCCCCGCACGTCCTCGTCCAGCGTGACCCGCATCATCGACGTGCCACCCATCGCGTTCATCGGTCCCTGCACGACCCCCAGTGGCGCGTCCTTGAGCTTGTACATCCGCTCGACGGTCCGGATGACGGCCTCTGCCACCGGTCCCGGCGGCGAGGTCCAGGCGCCCCAGGTGCCCGTGACGAGCACGCCCTGCGGCATGGCGCTGAACACATACCGGCCGCGCGTCGGATTGCGATAGATGCGCGTGTACGGCGCAAGCTGACGTGGCGCGTTCAGCGGCCAGAGGTAGTAGTCCGTGCCGGCCGTCCAGGTGGACTCGTACACCCCGTCGCCGTCGAGGTCGGTTTGCAGTACCGTCACCGCGAGCAGGTCATCGACCTCGACCCATTGCGGCGCGCCGCCGCCCAGCCGCTCGGAGAACGGGGAGATGTGCCGGCCGCTGCCGGCGCTGAAATAGCGCGTCTCGGTGACCGTGTCGAAGCGGCGCTGGCAGTAGTCCGTCACTGCCTGCGAGGCCGAGGCGATGAGCCGTTGGAGCACGCCGTCCTCGGCGCTATCGTCGAGTTGCAGCCCCAGCATCGGCTTCACCTGCTCGATGGTCACCAGGTCGGCGGTCATGCCCGTTTCTCCTCCGGCGGCTGGAGCACTGCCATGACGTGCCGCGGCCGGAGCACTGCCTTGACCTTTACCGGTCGCCGCGCCCGCCCATCACCCCCTCGGTCCCCCCCTGGCAGGGGGGGAGGGGGGGGTGGCGGGCCCTGGTCTCGCGGTGTTTCCGACGGCATCGCGGTCTCGACTCCGGGTGATGGCCGCGCGACGTGCGGGCCGGAACCGGGGCGGAGGAAACCCCTCGGCCCGCACGTCGCGCGGAGGGGGCGGCTACACCGACACGACCGTCTGCGCCTGCGCCGGCGGCAGGTGGCGGGCGCGGCCCAGGATGACGAGCGGGCCGATGGGGAACACGGGCGTCGTGCCGGCGGGTGTGAACACGAACCGCATCCACTGCTTGCGCTTGGTGTTGTCCACGTCAATCGCGAAGACGCTGTTGTCGTTCGTGCCGCCGGTGACGGTGAACGTGGCGTTGGTCACGTCCGCGAAGCTGCCCGGCGCGCCGGCGCCGTTGTCGTCCGCCTCCTGCAGTTTCACGGCCAGCGTGGGGGTCGTGCCGGTGGCAATGCCGACCGGCAGCACCCACGCCGAGCGGTCGAAGCCCTGGCAGTTGATGTTCGTGCCGTTGATCGCCGACGTGCCGGAGGTGGAGCGGGCGTCCAGCCCCGTGATGAACTTGAACCGCTTGGCGATAGTGTGCAGTGCGGCCATTGCCTCGTTCCTTTCGGCTCGGCGGCGGTGGCGGGGCGGTATCGCCCCGCTCCGGACGTGCGCCGCCTCCTGGACGGCATGCGGCGGACTAGCTGACCGCGACCTTCAGCACGCGCAG